ACTTATCAGCTTTGATAGTGAAGGCTTCTCTTATTGGAACACTAAAGACGGTAAAACATACGGTGGAGTACGTGGCGTATATCCTCACAAAAAGCTTCCTGCATGGACAAAGGGACTACTAAAATAAATTAGTATCTAGAGTGGCTTCGGTCACTCCCTACCCTCTCATCTTATAATAGTTGCATTTTATTTAAACAATTACATAATAACAGTTGAAATAATTATTAATTGATGTAAAATAGATATTAACAATACATTCTATTTTAGGAGGAATAACTATATGTCAAAATTAATTCCTTGTTCAAAATGTGGTGGTACTGGTATCAGAAGAGAATACGCCCATGTAGATAACGGCTTATGTTATAAATGCGATGGTTCTGGAAAAGTTAATGCAACTAAAAAACAATATGAAGAATATTTGAAAAATGCAATTGCGATTGTAACATTAGAAAATGAACAACAAAAGAAAGTTGTACAAATAGCAGTATTAAGAAAAAAATTATTCTACATATATGACAAATGCGGAAATCCATTAACCTGTAATTGGGATACTCCTTCAGAAGCATTAATTTATGGAAATGAAAATACAGGCTTTTACTCCCTTCTAAGAGGCATCAAGAGATATATAAAACCCTTATTTAATGAAGACAATACAATTAAAAAATGGATTACAATCGACTAACTATCATTAGTTAGTCTTTTCTTAATATGTGTATTTTATTTAATATACATTTAGGCGAAAACAAACGTGTGAGATATTATAGAATATAGATGAATATTTAAAGCCACCTAGCAGTGGTTTCTTTTTGCGTTACTGTCAGTTTTAAATTAGTTACGATATAATTAATAATGTAAATACACAAGAAAGGATTTGTATTAGGTTGAATATGATTAGAGCTGATACATTGTACCGCTTCCCTACCCTACTTCACCTGCATAATGAAAGGATGATAAATATAAATATTGATGAGATTATTGATAAATGTGCCAGTCAAGGATTTAAAGCAAGTAAGAGTAATAACTGGATATGGATAAATGGATCAGATGGACGTTATAGCAAGTATGCAGAAGGTAAGATATTAGAAGAGTTAGGATTCAAGTATGCTAAAAAGAAGAGCAAGTACTATTGCGTTGTAGAAAATACAAATGGTTGTGAAAGATTGGATAGGGTCATGAAGGTTTATAATAGCAGGAATAGTATGAAGTAGTTGCCGCTTCAAGTAATAGGAATACATAAAATTAAATTGAAAAGGAAATGATAGCATGAATGAAGAATTTAAATTAAATGATAACGGAACGTATAATTTTGAATGGACAGATGAAGTTATGTTAGAAATAGCAAATGACTGGTTTGATGATATCGTTAAAATTAGTAAAGTTGAAAGATATATTCATGATGATATGTATGTGACATTTACAGCATACAGAAGAACAGACTATCCTGAATATGATGACAGTGATTACAATATGCTGAAATACGATACTGTTTATACTGACTGGGAAGATACTTATTATAACTTCTCTGATAATTATATAATGTGGATAAAGGTTGATGATTTAAAAAGTGATCATATAGAAGTATTGTATTTACCTTTAATATATAAGCACTTAGATATTCATCATGGTACAGATATAGATAAGCATCTATTTGTATTAGCAATTACTATTAGAGATACTTTTATAGAAGATGATTTATTACATAGAATGACTATGGAGTTATATTTTGAAGATTTTAATGAGTTAACGTTTGATGAACATTGTAACAATAAGTATGAAATGATGGAATGGAAACACAACTTGATAAAAACAATAGAAGATGAATCACAAGATTAATAATAGTCTGCTTCGAGCATTTTATACATAAAATGAAAGTCTTGTCCCAAGTCGTACAAAAATTACGTATTTCATGTCCCAACTCGTACACGCTAAAACAGGTATAATATCCTTATGTACATTGGTTATTATGGTCAATTTATCAATTTAAGTTCTCTTATATTAATTACATAATTTAAATAAGTTAGGAGTATAAAATTTATGAAGAATATTAACAACTTAACAAGAAAAGAAAGAGAAGAAATAATTAGATTAAGTATGAATCATTCAATTGTAAATGGTAAGGCTTATGACAATGAAACAGGAGAATACATCGGAGACAGGTTTCAACATGAGTGGTTGACTCCTATAAAGAAAACAAAGAGTAACGCTAATCCAATATATACAAAAGAAAATAAGAATGCTATAGAGTTACATTGCGAAACTAATGGTGGTTTCGTATTTGCTCTATTTAAGAGTAATTTAAATATATTAGATAGATTACCTTTATTGTCAAAACAAGATGTAGCAAGACTAATATACATAGCAACATTCACACATTATCATACAGGACGATTACAAAAAGGAGATGGAACAGTTATAACTACAGATACCTTCCCTACTCTTGTTAAACTGACAAAGCGACGTGCAACAGAATACTTAAACAGATTAATTGACTCTAAAGTAGTTACAGTTAGTCAGTTCAATGAGATAATAATAAGTAAAGAGTTCTTTATTAGAGGTACTATTAAGGATTCAAGTGATGAAAATATCAATTACACTAGATTATTTAAGAAGACAGTAAGAGACCTATTCCAACAAGCTAGTACACGTGAAATAGCGCACCTTTCAACTATCTACATGACATTACCCTACATTAATCTATATCACAATGTAATAAGCTATAACCCTCAAGAAAACGATGTGTATATGGTTAGAGCTATGGATACTAAAGTTTTATCTGATAAGCTAGGATACAAGAGTTATAACAAGTTAACAGCTATGCTTAATAAGATTACTATAAGTGATAAAAATGTATTCAACTATTACACAGATATCAACGACAAAAGGAAGAAGAATATAGTAGTTAATCCAGATGTAGTATACGGTGGTAATGATTCAAGGCAATTAGAAAGCGTTAAAGTATTCTTTAATACAAATAGTTAACTACATAAGATCGAAAGATACTGACGCATAACAAAGCAAGTTTGTTACTTGTCCACAACGCTAACAAGTTAGCTTATGTGATTAACCTTTTACATAGTAAATTAATATAGATAGTAATACTTTTAGTAGTGAGATGGAATAGTCTTGCTACTATTTTTACATTAAAATTAATTAAACAATTACATAAAACTTATTGTATTTATAAGAATAGTAGTGTATAATAAAGATAGATTAAAGGAAAGGAGTTGAAAAACAAGTGGATTATGACAAAATACTAACGTACACAGTAGCAGTTGTTGGAATTCTTAGTGGTTTATCTTCATTCGTTGTAAACATTCAACAGATGAAAAAGAATCGAAACAACAAAAAGCGACCTAATCAGCCGTCACCGAAACGTAGAAAAGGTCGCAAGTAATACACTATGAGAGAGGTTAGCGCCTCTCTTGTACTTAGTATATTATCATATCCGCTTCTATTATGCAAAAAATGATGAAAAGATTATCAGATGTAACTATTATTATTGCCCTGTCTTTGCTTATACCAAGGAATACTGACTTTAACAATTTAACTGTATTTGATTATGTTTTGATTATTGCCTACATTTTAATTATTGTACTGTTTATTGCTAATTTGTTTATGGAGTACAGGAATAGAGATACAGAGAAATAAGGATTGTTTAATTTGGAGTAGCCGCTAGTGGTTACTCTTTTTTTGTGGTGTATATGGAGTATGGCTATGAAGCGAATAGAGTGAGAGAGGTTAAATATAATAGTGAAAAGCTGAATACAAAGCTATGCACATATATACAGTTGATTGATAGTGTGATGAATATACAAGTGGAATATAACGTACAAGATAGACAATATAAAGACCTTGACTACACGCAACCTGTTATACATCGAATATAACAAATTTAATCAGCACAGTGAGAATATAAAAAGCTGAAATTTAAAATTGTACATATTATATTTTTCTTATATTATACGTACATACGTTCGTATATTGTACTGGTGTATAGATGGTATATATTAGGAGTTATGAGGTAAAATAATATACATTATATCCTTATAGGCACTGGATATGGGGGCTATGTTTACATTTTGGAGGATTTGGAGGTTACTAAGTGTTACCGTACCACATTGAAAGACACAGGCTTGCTAATTTTTCAACTTCATAAAATGACAAATAAAACTTCATGAATCTTTATACCTAAAATTAGTCCTACTTACCTATTTTTATATTTTCACCTTAATCGTTTTCATAATCGTAAATTGTCGTCAATATCCTTATATACATTGAATATCATCATCTAGGAATATAGTAACGATTCATCTATTTTGACCACTTTTCACCCTATTTTCGCCTATCAAACCCTTATAAACACTGAACATTTACGATTAAACTTGTACGAGTATCTATCCCCTACTTATATAAATCATCAGAACATCCTTATAAACATTGGATTTCTACCTTGTATCAATCAATTTCTAACCACATAAAAATGACTCGAATAATGACGATGTCGAGCATTCTAATATCCTTATAACCATTGCATATCTCGACCTTAAATTGATCAAAAAATACGATGATTTACGAATAGATGCTATTTTTACGTTTATCGTCATTTCGAGTATAAATTTAGTCTTTATTTAGATATCTAACTAATCATAGTAATTAACTTATGATATATTTTTATTATTTATAATACTAATATGATTCTCAAATCCCACACTTACATTAAGTTAGTATAATTATTCTTCTCTATTATCTTCAGTGTATAATCAAGCACATTAGATTTAGGCAGATCATCTTTAGCACACATTGCTAAAAGTTGTAATGATTCTTCTGGACTTGTTAAAGACAACTTACTGATTAATGTTAATAATGCTGAAGCAACTATATCTTCATCTTTAAATTTCACAACTTCCATATTCTTCATCATACTCATCCTTTCATTAACTACAAATATTTTTAATGTTTATTATATTGCAGTATTAAAAATCCAAAAATTAAATACTGCTATGTATGATTCTATTTATTATTGATATGTACTTACTTAGTTTTATCTCTACTCTCCTTTTATTAATGCAATTGATACTATCATAGATGTCAGACATATGAGAGTTACTAATATATAATACATCATTTCAAATGATAATTCTAACACTATACTCAAATTTCTACATCTTTCGACAAAAAAATCTTACAATAAATAGAAATAAAATAATTTTGAATCAGCACTAGCTATTAGATATCAAAGACAATATTATTAGGATGTAAGATGATTAACTTGAATACTCTATATTCTAAATTACTTTTTACTTTCAGAAATAGTTTGGTATTATAAGTATTGTAAGTTAATAAAATAAATACACAAAATAAAAGGAGATTGATTATTTATGATGAAAAAGCAAATTAACATGGATGAGGTTATGTTTTACTTAGAGGAAATGGTATTGTTAGGAATTAATACAGAGTTGGAAGAGAAAGTGTATCACTTACTATTAGAAGAAAAGAAAGTCTCTTTAAATCAATTGGAATCAATTAAAAAACGCATGTATAAGCGGTATAATGTTAAGTTTTAAAATTAAGTTAATAAATACATAATATACTATATAAAAATAAGGAGAGTTGATTAATTGAGCAAAGCCTTAGAGAAACAAGTATACATATATAGTTTAGGAACTGAATGTTTCTATACCGATGAAGAAAATGATATCCATAAACAATTATTAGAGTATTACTTATCTAAAAAGGAAATTAATGAAAAACTAAAAGAACATGAACTACTGTTGAAAAACACACTCAACGATCTAGATAATGTCATGAAGAATGGCGATAACCAAAAAGGACTTGAATTAAATATATACGCAATGATAATTAAAGAAGGCATAAAAGAATTTAAGCAAGAAACAAAAATAATTAATTCATCTATTAATTATTTTAAAGAAAAGTTAAAACAAAAGTTTGTTGAATTCGATGGAGTACGTGAACTTAGACCTGAAACATTAAGCGATAATAAGATAATCGGAATTTTTGATTCAGGTTTATCTAGAACAGTGGGAATGAAAATCAATGAAGTTTCAGATTCCTTGATTGTGGTACGTGCCTTTTACTTTAATATTCTAGAAGATATTATTCTAAATGGATTTAAATATAATAATGAAGAATACATCTATTTCTCATCAAGTGCAGGTCAAATTAGAACAAAAAAAGCAGTATTCATCAAAAGATCATTATGGGATAAATATGAAAAAACTTTAACATGCGGATTAACTCTAGAAGATATTAACGCCAATGATGGATGTAACATCAATAAATTATTAGCATATAAAGCATTAATCACCTCCGCAAGTGTGAAGTGGAATTGTTTTGATATTGAGAGAGCTATCGTAGTTCCAGACTTAGAATCACCTGTGACATCTTTATTTGATTTTATTGATAGAGATACATATAAAATTGAGAGAAAGGAGTTGACGGTAAATATTGAACATACAGATGGATGTGGTATGATACTTCCATCAAAATCTAAAAAGTCGTTTATGACTCGCCTACCGTTTGTTAAAGGACTCTTAGTACCGTTCGATTTCAAAAAATTCGCTGTAGAGTGCGAAAATACAAAAGTAAAGGACATCTACGGTAAAGAATGGGATATAGTAGAGGATAAAATTGAAGTAATATTTACAAAGAGTCAATTCAAAATGGCTAAATATTACTCTGACTGGGATGATTATAAGAGTAAATTCAATAAATATAAATGTCAGGCAAATAAATTAAATATAGAGGATGTCGGTAGCGATGCATCATTAAATTATCAAATGTTGCAGACATTGACTGACATTACAGATGAAGAAATACGTTCATTATGCCAAGAAACAAATGAAGATTTAAAAAAGATACATAACGATAAAAATACAATCCTTAAAGTCTTAGGTGCTACTAATTCAAATAAGAATAAAAACTACTTTCAAGAAGGATTGATGATTTATCCAGAATTAATCAATGACAATCACTCGAAACGGATAATTAAAGATAAAAAGCAATCCATGTTGAATGATGCCTATTCAGGAAAGCTAAGGATAAAAGGAAAATATTTATACCTTGTACCAGACTTATATGCTTTTTGTGAATTCTTATTCGAAAATATAAAACATCCTAAAGGATTGCTTTCTGACGGTAATGTTTTTACTAATGTATTTAATGAAGGAAAAGTTGATATTTTACGCTCCCCTCACCTCTATAAAGAACATGCGATTAGAACTATTGTAAAGAATAAAGAAATAGAGGAATGGTTCATAACTCAAGGAATATATACGAGCATTCACGATCCCATTTCAAGAATACTTCAATTTGATGTAGATGGAGATAAAAGCTTAGTGGTGCAAAATGATACATTGATTAATGTTGCAGAAAGAAATATGAAAGATAATGTACCCCTATATTATGAAATGGGAGTAGCTAAAGCAGAAATTGTAACAAACGAACTTATTTATAACAGTCTAACAAAGGCATTTAAAGCTAATATCGGTGAAGTGAGTAACAACATTACTAAGATATTTAACTCAAGTAATGTTATCGACTTAGATGTTGTAAAATGGCTCACTGCTGAAAATAATTATATTATTGACTATGCTAAAACACTTTATATGCCTGAAAGACCCGAACATGTGAATGAGCGTATAAAGGAAGCTATTAAAGGTAAAGTACCCCACTTCTTTCAAGAAGCAAAAAATAAAGATAAGAAGAATGTAGAACCTTTAACAAATAGTACAATGAATCGATTGAGGAAGTTTGTTTACAGTAAGAACATTAAGTTTAAAGATATAGGTGGAGAATTAGACTATAAAATGCTTATGAGTGAAGAAATTGAATATATTAATCATAAGATTGTTGGAAAGTTTAAGAAATTAAATCAATCTAAGAGATGGTTGATTCGTAATAGCGGCATTAAGAATCGAAATGAAGGTTTACTATTTGTCTATAAGCATATTAGAGATGAAATGAAGAAGCTTAATATCAATGAAGATAAAATAGTAAATAATTTAATTAAAGATATGTACGAGAAAAGAAATTCTCCTTTAAAAGAAACTCTGTGGCATTGTTACGGAGACATCATTTTAAGTAATTTGAGGAACAACCTTAAAGGTACTAAACAATGTGAGTGCTGTGGGGTTAGAATTAAGACAGTAAATAATAAAGTAAAGTATTGTGATGAATGTGCGAGAGTAGTCAAAAACAATCAAAATAAAACTTACTACTTTTCAGGAAAATAGAAACACTACAAACCATTGATATAACAGCAAAGTCTTAAAATTTCATTTTCCACAATGAACCTCAAACCGTTGGCATTACTGGGTTTGTATAGGTTTAAATAAAACTAAACTACTAAGGAAGAATAAGCTAAAGTACAAGTAATAATGGTAATTGTCTTCCCTATTAATTTTAAATCAATAAATACATAAAACAAATTCAAATGGAGAATAGGAGAAATTAAATTATGACAAACACAAAAGTAAATGTAACAGAATTAGGTAAATTAACAAAAGAGGCTTTAGAAGTTAAAGGTATTGAATTGGATGCTAAAGAATCTAAAATTGCAGTAGAAACAGTGTTCGAGGTTATTCGTGAACAGCTAATTACAGGTAATGATATTGATATCTTTGGTTTCGGTAAGATTGAGAATAAAGTTCGTTCAGCACGTAAAGGACGTAACCCATCGACAGGTGAAGAAATTGATATTGCTGAAAAACGTGTAGTAGGATTTAAACCTGCTAAGAAACTTAAGGATGGACTGAATAGTTAATTTTTAATACATAGCGTAATCGTACAGACGTTTTAAATACAATATGGAGTTAGTGGTAGGGTTCTCCCCTACCCTTCTCTATTCTTTAAATTTCAATTAAATAAATTACATATGGAGAACAGGAGAATATAAATTATGGCTAAATATTCAGGACAAGTAAGTTATAAAGGTTTAGTAAGTATTGAAGATGAACGAATATTTATTACTGAATCTAAAAAAGACCCAATTACTAAGGAAATTGTAGAAGAAAAGTTTGATATTACTGAAAAACTACGTGAATACGATGGTAAAAACGCATCCTTTACAGCTAAAGAAGAAAAAGATTTAGAACCAATTGAAGAGTAAGGAGTGATTGAATGACTTCTTATAACTTTGATAAATTACAAAATGAGAATAACTTTGAGTATAAAGTGCGCTTATGTGTTGCTAAATTAAATAAAGAACATGATTATGATTGGTCTGAATTAATTAATTTACTTAGATTAAATTGTAGTCCAGATCATTTACGTAAGCTTTCTTATGCATATAAAGAGATGTTAGAAGAACAAGAATCTAAAGACTTCATTGATTCTGACATTAAGTATAAGGAAACAACTGAAATCCTAAATGACGGTACACAAAAATCAGATAAATTAGTAACAATGTCTGCTGAACAAAGTAAAGATGTGAATTATCTACTATCTGCTCATGGATTTGATGTAAATGCATGGGAATTAGTATCTGCACGTAATAACATTTGGAATACAAATAGTAAGACTCAAGGTGTTCAGACTTTATATTCAAGTAAAATTACAGTTAAACCTAAAAAAGATGCATTTGATTTTGAGAAGATAGTTGAAAATGCAATTAAAAATGTTAAGCCTATACATATAAATCAAAACTATACTAATGATAATCAAGGTTTATTAGAGATTCCTTTATTTGATATGCATTTTGGTATTGCTGATTTAGACTACTACTCCCCTACTTATGAGAAAATAGTAAAACGGATTAATAGTAACAAATGGGATACAATTTTATTTATTATTGGTCAAGACTTGATTCATAACGATGGATTTAGAGGAAAAACCACTTCAGGTACAATTATCGAAAGTGTGAATATTGAAAATGCATTTAATGATGCATTAAATTTCTATATCAACCTAATTGAATTGGCTTTGAAGCAAAGTAAAAATGTAGAAGTTATATTTTCAAGTGGTAATCATGATGAAACAATCGGATATGGATTTGTTAGAACCTTAAAAGCAACCTTCCCTCAAATTAAATTTGATCACGAATTAAAGACTCGTAAAGGATTTACTTGGAATAAGGTATTCATTGCTACAACACACGGTGATAAAGGGCACGCTAGAATGGTTCGTAATGTCATGGATGAGTTTAGAAATGAAATACTATATGCTAAAGTCGCAGAAATACATAGTGGACATTTACATTCAGAAAAGAGTAAAGATGAATTTGGTATTGTGTCTCGCACATTAGGTACTGGTGCTAAAACTGATGATTGGCATTATGAGCAAGGTTTTGTAGGCAGTATGAAACGATTCCAGTTATTTGAGTACTCTTATGACAGTTTAGATGCTATGTATTACGTATAAATCATTTGCTAATTTACTTAAAACGGTTATTTTATTTAAATTAATACATAACGCTAATACTCTTTCAATTCATTTTGATTGGTTATTCATAGAAATCTCCCCTTTTAGCACATCTATTTAGGTTACTCCTTTCCTTTATAGGTGTGCAATAAAGTAGAGATTCATTACTTTGAGATGTCGTGTAAACGATGTCTCTTTTATTTATAGAAATGAGGTGATTATATTTGTCTACATTACAAGACAAGGATAAATATAAGAACTGTTCCATGTGTGGAGAAAACAAACGGCTCACTGATTATTACAAATCATATAGCTCTTTAGATAAGATAGATGAACGTCTTCGTGTTTGTAAAGTGTGTTTAAAAGATAAAACGAACATCAATAATATTGATAGTGTTAAAAATACTCTACGACAAGTAGATAAACCATTTAATATTTATTTGTTTGAATCTGCACTTACTAAACCTGACGTTATCGGTGAATATTTTAAACTCATTAACGCTAAAGACTATAAATTAGATACATGGGAACAGAGTGTTTTTGATAAAGAAGATAAGAATGATGAAAATTCACCCTTATCAATAGAAAATATTGATCAAGAATTATTAGATGAGTTAAAAGAAAAGTATGGATACGGTTATCCAGACGAAGAATATATATTATTTGAGAAGAAATTCGTAAATTTAAAGCCAAGTTTCCAACTACCTACCACAATGCACGAAGAATATTTACGTGAATATTGCGTCAATAAAGTTAAGGAAACTATTGCAAAGGCTAAAGGCGAATTTAAAGAAGCTAAGGAATGGTCGGCTATGGCTAAAGAATCTGCTGAAGCAGGTAAATTAAAGCCTTCTCAAATGAGTAAAGCTGATTTATCACAGGGTTTAGACGGATTTGGGCAATTATCTCGTATGGTCGAAGAACATCAAGATATCATCCCTCTCCTACCTAAATTTGTAAAGCAACCTAAAGATGATGTCGATGTGACATTATGGCTTTATATAAACTATATACGAGATTTACAAGGTATGCCACCTGCTGAATATGAAGAAATTTATCAATTCTATGAAGAACGTAGGAAAGATTATGAGGGTAGCGAATCTGACAATCAATTAAATGACGGTGATGAAGATGTCTAGTTATAAGAACTTCCAAGACGACAACTTCAAACACTCTAAAGAGACTTCTCGTACAAATGATAATCCTGCATTTAATTCCCAAGTAAAAGTTAATGATTTGAAGAAAAACTCATTTGATGACAATTTCAATACTTGGGTTGAGTTTTTACAATGGGCTAGATGGTTTCCTGACCTCTGGTTCGACCTCATTAAGCCAGAAAAAGGCGGTATGAGATTAGATTTAGATCAACGTGTATTTCTTAGATGCCTCAGTAGATTTATTAGTACATATGGAGTATTCCCTCGTGGATTTGGAAAAACGATGATCGAATTAATGTCGATTTACCACACCGCAATATTCTTTCCTGATGTTAACTTATCAATGTCTGCTCAAACTAAAGAAAATGCGGCTTCCATAAGTGAAGATAAACATAAGGAATTAATTAGGAAATTCCCCCTTTTAGTAAATGAGATTTCTAAAGCAACTCACAGTAAAGATACTGTAGAGGTGATTTTCAAATCAGGTGGAGCTTATTCTATACTTGCTAATGCTCAAAGTACTAAAGGTCAACGTAGGCACAGGTTGAATGTGGAGGAATCTGCATTATTAAATAATGAATTATTCAAAGATGTATTAGAGCCAGTCGTAAACGTACCTAGAAGAACTATCGGTGAACAAGCAGTAATTAGCCCATATGAATTAAACGGTATGATTAATTTCGTAACAACATCTGGGTATCGTGGATCGGATGAGTTTAATCGCATATTAAACATGATTAAAGAAATGGCTGAGTTGAAAGGTAAGATTGTATTAGGCGCAAGTTGGGAATTACCTTGTCATTATGGTCGTGGCGAAACGAGAAATCAGCTATTAGCTAAGAAAAACGACCCTACTACCTCTGCTACAGCATTCGCAATGAATTATGAATCACGATGGGTGGGCACGACTGACGGGGCGTTAGTAAACATAAGTAAGCTACTAAGCTTGAGAACACTAGCTAATGCAGAAATTGAGTGCCCGAAAGACAATCGAGGTAATTTTTTATTAAATGAATATGTAATTGGTGTAGATGTAGCTCGTTCATCTGCTCAAAGTAATAATAAGACTGCTATTGTAGTATTGAAAATAATCAGAAACCCTAAAGGCTTAATTCGTCAAATACAACTAGTAAATATTGTCGAGCCTCCAAATGGGTTAACTTTCAAAGAACAAAGTATAGTCATTAAAAAGCTTTTCTACAAATACGGTGGGAATCAAGATATTAATAAATCCAGAGTAAAAGCCGTAGTAGTTGATGGTAATGGCTTGGGCAAAGGTTTAATTGACAGATTATTAGAAGATGTAACTGACCCTGAGACAAACAATGAGTTAGGTTGTTTCGATACTATAAATACTAACCAAAAACCCGATACAGAAAATTCAATAAAGATTGTTTATGACTTAATTTCATCTGGGATAAATGGTGATATTATTCGTGTATTTATTGATTACGTTGAAACAGAAAAACTTAAATTACTGAAAATTAATGACAATATCAAAAAAAGCTCTGTTTATGGAGATGACAGCTTAATTGATGAAGAAAGAGCTAGGCTACATACTCAACATTTAATTGATGAGATTTCTAATTTAAAATTAAAGACTACTCAAAAATCTATCACAGTAGAACAAACTATGAAAAAGATAGATAAAGATAAATATTCAGCATTAATCTACGGACTCTATTACATATTTTTATTTTTGGAAAAAGAAGCCATAGAAGAAACTTACGAAGAAGACGATGATATTGTCTATTACTAAAATAAATACAAAACACTCCCCTACTCTACATTGGAGGTGAAAAATTGAAAGAATATGAAGTAAATGATATGCAATTTCAAGCTAATGCATATAATGACTACTTAATGGATTATGCTTCAGGGTTCATTGGCGGTTTATTTAAAGAAGGAATTATCAAAGAAATTGAAGCTGAACAGTTAAAGAAAATGTTCTCTAGTCCTGATCGATTCCAAGAAGAATTAGCAAATATTGCTGAATATTTCTACATACGTAATGGCGAAGTACGTCAATTATTTGAACTGGTTGAAGTTCTACCTCAATTAAATTTCCGAATTGAAACTTTTGATAAAAAGTCTAATTCAGATAAACACTTAAAACTTATAAATAAAGCATTACATAAAATTAAACATAAAACTCTAACTCGTGACTTAATGAAGCAAAATGCTACAGTTGGAAATGTAGTGGGTATCTTTCTTGGTGATAAAACATCCCCCTACCCTTTTATTTTTGACAGCATGAAATATGTATTCCCTATTGGTCGTAATCATAATGGTGAATGGTTATGTGTCGTGGATATGTCATGGTTTGATATGATGTCGGATTTAGAACGAAAATTATACTTCAGCAACCTAACACCGTTTGTTACTACTGAAGACTACATTAGATTTAAGACAGATGCAATTGAACATCGTTATAAAGAGTTACCATATGAACGTACATTCTGCTTACGTACAGGTACTACTAAACGTAATCAAGCTATTGGTACGAATTGGGCTACTTCAGGCTTACTAGATGTGTTGCATAAGAAGAAACTAAAAGATGTAGAACAATCTGTAGCTAATAAAATTATTAATGCCGTTGCAGTCTTGACTATTGGTAGTGACAAGAATCCTGAAAAATCTAATGATAAGATGCCGAAAGCTGTTAAACAGAAGATTCACTTAGGAGTTAAATCTGCTTTAGAAAAGAATCATAATGGCGGTGTAACAGTACTTACTGTACCAGAAACAGCTAAAATTGAATTTCCTAATTTAGATACTGATGGATTAGACGGTAATAAATTTGATCAAATTAATTCGGACATTAAAACTTCTTATGGTATGAGTGGTGCAATGACCAATGGTGAAGGTGCAAATTTCGCTACAGCCAAATTGAACCTAGAAATATTCTATAAGCGATTAGGCGTAATGTTGGAGAATATTGAATCAGAGGTCTATCAACGTTATTTTAATTTAATCTTGCCTGACAAGGAAAAGGATAATTATTATATTGTCTACGATAAAGAAATGCCTCTTACACTTAAGGAGAAAGTTGATTATCTATTTAAGTTGAACGACAAAGGAATGGCTATCAAATATCCTGCTGAGGCTATCGGACTTAACTTTGAAACGTATTTACAAGAAACTTTATACGAAACCGAAGAGCTAAAACTCCAAGAGCGATTGAAGCCTTTTGCTACAAGTCATACTCAAAGTTCTGATTCGGAAGATACTAATGGTCGCCCTACAACTGAAGATAGTGACATCGAAAATGAGAACACTCAAAAAAGTAAAGCTTCAGATGGAAATTCGGCTAAATAAGTAAATACATAACCATTTAATCTTTAAAGGTGGTGATGAAATATAAAAAGAGGAAATTTTAATATGCAGTTAAATAGACTGTATTTTGACGAAAATGACCCCACTAAGATGTACGGTAGCTTTATAATTTTAGATTTTGAAGTATCAGGAAATGGAGTCATTGTTTCAGAAGATGTTGCACTAGAAGGCTCTAAATCTTTGAAGAATATGCCTATCGTGACAAAGTTTAATGGTGATGATTTTGGTAGTCATGAATACGTAGAAGAAGTCGTTAATGGAAAAAAGGTTATTAAACGTGACACTATTCCTATTGGAGTGTTTTCTACTGAAGGTTACATAGAAGAAATTGAACTAAATGGCGAAACGAAACGAGTATTAATGGCTGACGGACTATTATGGTATTCGAGATTTAAGGATGCTTGCGACCTATTATATAAGTGGATTGACGAAGGTACTAAGGTTAATATGTCTTGTGAATATTTATATAAAAATATTTCAATTATTGACGATATTGAATACCATCTTAAGCCAATTTATTTCGACGGTCATTGTATTTTAAGCACTAAAGTTAAACCTGCGTATGACTCAGCTACTATTATTGATACTTCTGAATTCAATATGTTAGTAGCACAAGCTATAAATCAAGAAATGGATAAGGAGGATAATATTTTGGCAGAAGAAAAATTAGAAACAAATGAAGAAATTGAGCAAGAAGAAAAAATTGAAACTACTGAAGAGGAAACCAATGAAGAAACTGAAACAAAAACTCAGTTAAATGAATTATCGCATGATGATGTTCGTAGTCAAATTCGAGATCAAGTAAAAGCGCATATTCAAGGTGAAGAATGGGTATGGGTGGTTGATGTATTCGAAACTTACGCAATTGTTGACGTTGAATATAATGATGGTTGGAAGTATTACAAATACAACTATACTATTTCAGGCGAAACAGTAACGGTCGATATCGAATCCCAAGTTGAAGTTAAAGAAAAGCGTGAATGGGTAACAATTACAAACGAGTTACAAGTTAAGTTGGACGAAGTTAAATCTGAAAAAGATACTCTAGCGACTAAGTTTAATGAAGCTACGGACACTATCATTTCTTTAAACTCTACAATTGAACAGTTAAAACCATTCCAAGAGCAAATGTTAAACGCTCAACGTGAGTCTAAATTAACTGAGCAAACTGAAAAATATGAGACTAAATTCAATGCGGTAAACGCAATGGAAACTTTCAAATCAGAAGAAGTTCAAACCTTGATTATGAATTCTATTGAGGAATCCGATACAGGTAAAGATGCATTATTAAAATTAAATGAGATTTTATTTGATTCGATCAAGGTGGAAGAAGTTAAGATTCAAACAAATGCAGTAATCGGCATTGCTTCAAAACGTGATAATTTGATCAATGTTGATAATGATTTTGATTCAAAATATAAATATTAAAAATACATAAATAAGAAAAGAGGAAATTAATATTATGGCAACTAAAGCATTTAAAGCATTAACAGAAAAAGATTTACACACTGTAGGTAATGTCACTTCTTCTCATGATTACTTACAAGACATTCCGCATGGTGCGATTATGACTGAAGACGTAGACAATTTTACATTAGTAGAACTGGGATTTAACGAAAATGGTGAACGTACTGCTACCCCACTTTCAGATAAAACTAAAAAAGGATTCTTAGTCGCATCCCCTGAACGTCGTTATTTAGGTGAAAACTTAGGTGAATTTTACAATGGTAAAGGTGAACGTGGTCGTATTTTAGTTCAAAAGGAGTTCATTCGTTTTGATGCTTCTAACTTTGACGATACAGCAGTTAAAGGTTCAGGTGGAATTAAAGCTAGTCAAGTAGCACACTTTGACACTGCTACTAAAAAGTTTGTTATTTCAGACGGCACTCACGCTGACTTTGCTACAGCAGGTAATAAGTATACAGTAGTTTCAGATGAAAAAGATATTACTTATACTCTTGGTCAACCCACTGTTCGATTTGAAATTCAATAACATTAAAACAAAAAATACATAATAATAATCAACGAAAAGAGGAATTTTATAATATGGCTTGGAAAACAGATAAACTAGAAGAATTATTTACACTGGTACTAAATGAGAAAAACACTACTAATCAAGAAGAAGTCGAATTAAAGCAATACATCAATGAGGTGTTCGGTAACGGCTTACCGTCACAACATGAGTTACATCAATTTAATAATTTAGTAGTTAAGAAAGCAGAAGAAATTGCTCGACCTAAAGCTACTGAAATTTTATCACTCTTAGCAGATATTCAAAATGCAGGTGGTGTATCTGTATTCCAATACAACATCCCTAAAGAACACAAAATTAAAGCAGTTTGGTCTGCTAACGGTTCTTCAGTTGATCATGTTCGTGTTGAAGGCGACGAAACTCGTACTGCTTCCCCTACTTCACTTCAAACAGGTGTTTACTATGAAGTTAAATCATTAGTAGCTGAAGATGTTGCTTATTTCCGAAAGTTAGTAAACAATGTTGCAGATGCTAAAATTCAATTATATTGGGATACAATTTCAAAACTTTTCGCTACTGCTATCGCTGATGGCTCTATTCCTACTAAGAACGTATTACAAGGTGCAAATTTAACTTTACCAAACTACAATAAACTTGCATCTGTACTTGGTCGATATGGTGGTCGCCCTATTTTAGTAGCTGACACTGCTCTTATTGACCATTTTGCATTCCAACAACCAACTGATACTACTTTCAAAGAATTACTTACTGATGATTTAAAATCTGAATTAGCAAACTCTTTAACTGTGGCTCGTATTGGTCGAACTACTGCTGTATCACTTGTAAATCCATTCGTAGCAGGTTCAGGTAATACCGTAACTGAACTACCTGTAAATGAAGGTTACATGTTTGCAGGTGGAGTAGGTCTTAAGCCATTCAAAATTATTGAGTTCGGTGCTTTAGAACAATATACTACTTTTGATTCTAAGTTTAAGCGTGTAGAAATCAACCTTAACCAAGAAGTAGCAATCGAATTCGTACAAGGTGAAGCTGTTGGATTCATTAAGGATACTGCACTAACAATTTAATTACATAATTATAGAGTAGGGTTAACTCCCCTGCTCTTTTATTTTTAAACGGAAAATAGGAGGATATTAATAAATGACTGCATTAGTAAAATTAGAACGTGTACGTGGTGGAGATTTCATTGTTAATTATAATAATGGTTTGAGCACTAAAACATTTACTTGGACTGGTTCGAAAAACGGCAAGAATATGGTGTTATCAGTGCCAAATGAACTTTTTGAATGGTTAGCTCATAGTACAACAACTATAAGTGACGGTGAATTGAAACTAGTTGAATCTCAACCAAACGTCGAAGAAATTAAATCTAATATTCCTGATTTAGAAACATATGAAAACAACTCACATTCTCGAGAAGATGTAATCAAGTTGCTAAAAGGCAATATTAATAAAATGAAATCAGAATTAAATAAAGTAACTGCTCAATCAGAAAAACAATTCATCAAGTCGATTGCTGATGAACTAAATAATGATGAGAATGAAGGACTACCTAAGGGTAAAAATGACTTCATCAATGAGTGGATTAAATTAAAATCTGAAAAAGAATAGTAGGTGGTCAAATGCTTACTTTTGATGACATTTGGCAAACATTTTTAGAAAACTACAAAGTCGAAGATGTAGACCTCCCCCACCCCGATCAAATTCCATCTGTAATTCAAAATGCATTAAGACTCTTGAATAATAGATTAAGAACTAAAGCTATTTGTAATTTTGCATCTGAAACAATAGAAGGATTATCTGGTGAAGATAATCTGATTTTACTCGCCCACTATATCAAGTTAGTTCAACTAATTAATTCTAAAGTGTTTTATGAAAAATTATACAATCCATTTTCAGCAGATGTCGGTGTGAGAAACTTTAAAACTCAATTAGATTCATTGAATAACTCCGTCAAAGAGCAAGAAAAATTGATTGATGAAATTATTTTCAATGCTATGGAGGATTTTCTATGAATCATAAAAACATAAAAGTTAATCTAAACAACGATTTCTTTCCTGATGGACTTGAACCTATTCAAATGTATTTAAAGTTTCTTAAAAGAAAAAACAATGCTACCTTACATTTAATTGAAAATTATGTTGGTTTATCTTTAGATTCTGATGTTAAATTACTTGAAATTAAAAATAACATTTTAGACGTCAGTGGAAGCTTAGGTCGCCTCCCCCATCAATTACTAATTGTGAGTGATGAAGATGAGAGACTTTAGTAATTATCACCGTATCGATGTAACTAAGAAAATAGAAAATGATTCCCTATTTTTATTGAATCGTTCATTAAATGGATATTCAGCTTATGATGTGAAAATCAATTATGATAAATTAGCTAAAGTTTTAATGAGTCAAAAATGGGATGCTGATGGCGAAGGCATGAAAGTTATTGGTCACATTGTTGATATTGAACGTGGAAATTTAATTGAATATGACAATGATTATTGGCTAGTTGTAACTAAGCCTGAAGACAATAGAATCTACAGAAAAGCAGAAGTACGGTTATGTAGCGCTAGATATCCTGTTAAGTTAGAAGATAAAAAGGTTCAAGTCGGAGTAGATAATTTAGAAAGACCAGTCTATGACATCATTGAAGGAGAAATCATACAAATACCCTGTGTAGTGAAAATGAATGATGCCTCCACTGCTATCGCTGATGTAAACGAACCTGTAAACTTATTAGCAAATCAGGTAATGGTAACTATCCCTTATACTGAAGCCCCTTCTATTGAGTTAAACGAACAATTTAGCTTATACAATGAAACTTATCGAATTATTCGTATCGATCCATCGTCCTCAATTAATAAAGTAGGAATCCTACGTATTACTGGTGAACGTGAAGGTAGAGCTAATTCAAAGGAGGTAGATGAATGAAGCTTAAAGAAGCATTAGAAAGGTTATACATTGAGTTATCAAGTGACGAACAGTTACTTAGACTTCTTCATTACAAACCTAAAAATGCTCTAGATAATCCATTAGATAAATCAAAGCCAGATATATTAAGTATGGGATATGAAAAGAAAGATGAGATAATCAAAAAAATACTTAATCCCTCTGATAAAACTTATGATTTAGTTTTAGACTCTAAAATGTCTCGTATTTGTTTTTATACTGGTACTCGTCAACCACAAAAAAACTACAGTGGAGCATCTAGACGACAACAAGATAACCCTTATGCATCTGATCAAATTTACAACTTTGATGTTTATGTACATGTAGATATTGATATCATTGATTTTCGTATGACTTGGATTTGTGACAGACTAAACGAATTGCTACTCCTCAACTCAATTACGGATGTGGGGGATTTTATTTTGGCATTCTCCTCCCCTATCGGAAATACTCCTAAAGGATTTATTGGTTACAAGTTAGCTTATACAACTACTTCATTACAAGAACCGAGTGGAAGAAAATGATTAATGTAAGTGATGTCTTTGGTAGACCTAGAAATTACAAAGGTCTTTTGATTCATCCGATTAAAATGAAAGACTGTGATGTTTTTTATGACGCAGTTCAATGTTTAATGCTGTCAAAAAACTCGCTTCAGGACGTTAGATTTCTTAAAATGTCATATCTTCATTTCTTATTGTTTGTGGCTAGTAGTGAACTAGTGTCTTTTCAGGTAAAATTAGTATCTTTATTGGAGTTAATACTTCAAACAAGTAACTTCAGAATTAATGTCAATGAAAAGCAAAAATACGAAATCATTGTAGATGATGAATATATTATTCGTGAAAGAGATTTTGATAAAATAAAGACAATAATTAGCGAACAGAACTTGGTCGACTTAGACGATGAGTTTATAAATCCAGAGGTAAAAGCGAAAATTAATGAAGCTAGAGAATTTTTAAGTAAGCGTGGAAACAGGTCTGCTAGTTTAGACCAACAGATAGTGTCTTATCACTGTATTGGCAAGATACCTTATCATGAAATTGAAGAATTAACGATATATCAATTTCAAAAAGGATTGGCTAGATTTGACCATATTTTAGGTGCGGAAGCAATTATGAACGCAAGATATTCTGGGATGGTTGAATTTAAAGACGAATCTAAATTGCCACATTGGTTAGGTCATATTGATGATTCTAAAAAGGATGATGGTTCAACTATAGATGCTGAAAAATTCAAGAATAAAGCTTCTAAAGACTTAGGTATTACAAATAATTAAATAAATACATAATAACAATTAACGAAAAGAGGAATTATATAATATGGCAGAAAATAAGTTTTTAACATCGGTTGCAGATGTTAAGTTGTATGATAGTGTCACTAATGATTTAATTTTATTTGGTAAGACATTGCTGAATACGTCGATGACTCAAGCTATTCAAAATCAAGCAATCTATGGTGGTAAAGGTAGTCAGAAGCTATTTGAATATAACTACCAGAAAGAAATTTCTTTTTCTATTGAAGATGCTACTATGAACTATGCATATCTCAGTCTGCAAAATAACGCTAAGATTTTAAGGGAGCTATCGGACTACTATGCAAATGAATTCGTAGTATTGGATGCTACTGGTAAAGGTTCATTAGAACATGAGCCAGTGGGTAGTGTAAATGTAGAAAATGAAAATGGCACATATACACAAGTAATTCCAGCAGGTAAGGATTTTAGCTACCCTACTCTAGCAGGTAAAGAAGTGCAGGTAGCATATGTGTATAAAGAGTTAATGGATGGAATCACTATTTCAGCAAGCGCATTTCCTAAATCAGTAAAACTAGTACTTAATGGCGATATCATGACGAACAATGGTAAAGAGGAAGAAATGCAAATTGTAGTCCCTCATTTTAAGCCTGATGGAGCTTTGGAACTTAACATGACTCACGATGGTGTATCTACTTCACCATTAGCAGGTACATCTTTGGTTGATAATAAAGGTAACTACGCTTATATCTCATTTAAGAAAGTAGCATTAGAAGATGTTCAAGTAATTGATATCGCTGTTTCACCTCAAGAAATTGATCTTGATTCTTCTGTTACAGGCGATTCAGAGCGATTAACTGTGTATGGTGTTCGTGGTGGATTATATGGTGTAGCATTGATGGACAATACGCAAGTTACGTTTACTCCTGATGATCCAATGGTAGCTACGGTAAGTGCTGATGGAGTAGTAACTATGACAGCAGGAGCAACGTCGGGCGACTCTACCATTGTGCGTATCAGTAATGGTACTGCACGTGATATTGTAGAAGTAACAATATTATAATTAAATAAATACATAATTATTTAAAGGGTACGTATTTTGTACCCTTTTCTTATTTACTAAGTGGAGAAAAGGAGAATGTAAATGGTGAAATTAAAATTAGCACAAGTAAAAGAACGTGTTAAAGAACTACATAAGAAACAAAAGTTTTATTTAGATAAAGAAGATGATGTTTTTGTTGAATATTATCCAAAGTTTTCAGAGAAAAAGATTAATCAAACTTTAGAAGAATTATTCCTAACTATTACATATTGTCAAGATAACAAATTAGATAAATTAAATTCAGACGATAAGATTATGCAGTATTTACAATTCCTAATTATTAAGCATTTTTCTTCACTAAAAGAAGAATTAGACAAGGAGTCATTCGATATTCATTTCAAAACTAAAGATGAGCTAGAAGAAACAGGATTATATCGTATTTTCTTAGACCACATGTTTGACCCA